CTACTTCACTTTCAACGTTCATTTATCGGGACTTTGGGAAAGATGACAAGCGAAGCGAAGAACCTTGACCCGATGAACGGCCTCAGAAAGGCCGCTAAAAATGGAGACTGGACCTCTTTACTGTTAGAGTATGTAGCGAACAAGTCAGGACTAAGTAACACTTTACCCCTTCCGAAGTCAGAAACTAGTAACAAACTAGTACCAAACAAGTCTGACTTTGGTAAACTTTAGGTATATATATATATTATATGTATGTATTAGTCATTTTTATTAATATGACGTCTTATTATTTTTATTAAAAAACCGTGTAGTTTATATATTACTTTCTATAACAGGAATTATACACAGCTATCGGGGTTTGGGGTTTGGGGGGTACTCTCGCAGTAATCAATTAATATACAAATAATTATATATAATAGGTCCGTCCTGACATTGACAGTGAGAACAATGAGTAAATTCAAATATAGTGTAGAAGAAAACCTGACTAAGCCACTAAGAAAACTTAGAGAACAAAAAATAGGTAGGAGAACAAGAGCAAGTAAAAATGGTAGTCTAATAGTCTGTCCTGACTGTGATGGACAAACTAGGGTCTACCATTTTGCGTGGGGCGCGATCGTATGTCGCCACTGTGACCTTGTAGTCAGTAAGCACCAATGGAAAAAGGTGGTGTACCGTGACTAAACGCAAAGTTGGACGGCCACCTCAGACCGATGCTGACGGTAATAGGATTGATAAGACCTTAATTAATTTAACGATCCCCGTAACATTAAAGAACTTTCTGGATAAGCATGTTAAAAACCGTTCAGAGTTCTTTACTGAACAAGTGACTAAGATGTTTATAGGTTTGATATGTCCTAAATGCTATCACGATGAGGGCATTAGGGACGTACCCGTAGGAATAGAATGTATTTATTGTGATATGTGGATTAAATTAAAGGACTGTCCTAACTGCGGTACGACTTACGACCCCCGTAATACAATACAAATAGGATATACCGAACATCCAAACCCACATTATAACCCTTTTAAGAATGATGATGACAAGTCGGGCTGTTCTAAATGTATGCAGGTTGAAAAATGACCTATAAACCAATAGGAAAGTGTAGTCAATGCGGTGCAACTATTGGCTTGTCTACTTGTAAAAATCCTAAATGTAAATATAGTCCAATAGTAAATGCTCATAAAGAAAGCAAAAGAGCTATAAAAAAATTAAGATTAGTAAGGGTAACACGTGCCATACAGTAAGTGTTTTGTCTGTAAAAGAAGGTTAGACGTTCCGACCCAAGGCCACTGGAAGTATTGCCGATCTTGTTTACTGGAAAGGAAAACCAAAAAGGTATTAAGACAGATTAAAGAATTTACAGACTTTATTAATAGCCCTATTCAATAATGGGTTATGGTCCGTAGACGCGCAAGAAGATATTCAAGAAAAAAGAGTTTTACCATATCGGCGATCGAAACCGGCGCAGCTCTCAGCCTCGCAAGTTCGGCCGGTGTTGACACAGCAATCCAAGAAGCACTAGGTGGAAACTTAGCAGGGGCGTTGGGAACTATACAGACTAATGTAGCTTCAAATAAAAATAAGATTATTGGGACTCTCGGGGCCGCATTCATTGGGAAGATGTTAGCCAAATCCTTTGGCAACGGCCAACTTGCGAAGCTAGGACCAATAAGGATAAAGGCTTAATCATGGCAGGACTACAAACAAGAACATATACATTAGCAGGATCCTCGCTTACTGCGGGAACATTCACTAGCATTTCACAGCTCATGGGCTCAAGTGCAAGTACTACAAATCCAGAAAATATGCGAAAGCTTGTACGGATCGCTTTACATTGCGTACCTAATGGCGATTCGAACACAGATGGGGTCAGCGTCTTTAAATTCTCAGGGGATGGGGTTTCTGTACAACAGATATTCGCTGGCCCTGCTTGGTCTAATCAGGCTGCGGGACCCTTGGACGGAAACAACGGGCAACCAGTGGTCATTGAATCGGGCGCGGGCGTCTTTGATATTATAGCGGGAAACCAAATGGACATGAGCGTAAGCTGCACAACTAGCGAGACCTGTGATCTGGCCGTGAGCCTAACTTATTCAGCCTGAAGGCCTTTAATGGCTATACTAGGCGGCGGGATAGGTGGCGCGGGTAATCCAGTTGGCGGATCGTTTACTGGTCCAGCAGAAGCTTTAGAGATATACGGTGATTTCGCAGCAGCATATTCGGGAGCCCTAGCGGGTATAACCACTTCGGCAACTGCATTATCGTTTACAACTGGTAATTATTTATTTGTTGGTCAACTTCAATTAAATGCCGCAGTAGATCCAACGGCGCCAAGCAGTGGCTCGTCTACATTATGTATTATTACATTAAATGAAACTAAAGTAGCTATAATAGTAAGTTCAGCCGCAGTATCAACCCCCGAAACTTTCGCCTCAGTCACACAACAACTTATTATCCCTGCATATACTGCAGTACTAGCAACGGTGGACAGTGGGGGAAATGTGGGTGAAGTAACCGTTACTATGACTGGAAGGATATACCGAGAATAATGCCTACAAAGAGAGAACGTGAATATTATCGACTTGGTTTTTTAGATGGTCAGCGTCAAGCAGGAGAGCACTTTGAGATGAAAACGGAGTCGGGGATTCATTACAGGCCAGAAGGCGCTTCTGAATTCTTTCGTAAACCAAAAAAGACCAAGCGTAAACTATCCGCGTGGAATAAATACATAAAGGCTAATGCCAAGAAGCCACGTTTCCGTTTAAGATCGGGTTCACCTAATCTAAAGAAGCTAGCGGTTGCGTTCCGTAAGACCCCCGCAGGCAAGAAAAAGAGGCGTTAATGGGTTTTTCCCACACGAAAAGGGGGGGGTAAACGTGGATATTGCGGCTTTGCTTATACTAAATCGTCTTTTGTTAGATGTAAAGCCCGATGTGGTCGTGACACCGCCTAAAGTAGTAGTAACTCCCAAAACACCTACGTTTACAGTATTTGGAACAGACCCGATTAAGTTTTTGTTTCCAATTTTCACACCTGACCCTAAATTTGTTGTGAAAGAACCCGTAGGGCGGCCTCAATGCGCACTAGGTGAAAAAGCAATATTTGATACAAACACCAATCAATACCGATGCGTGCCTAAATTACTCTAATTATGGCCTTAACCTTAATGCCTGATGGCAAGACCTTTAAGAAACTGAATAGGACTCAGGAAAAGGCCCTAAAGGGCTATTATAATCGACTACATGATAAACCATTGACGGAAACTTTAGGGCTTCCGATTGGTTTAGCGGTCTTGGGTGGAATTGGCGCGATTGCTTATATTTTCAGGGATGAAATAAAAAAAGCTTTTGACGAACAAGAAAAGGCTTTTTTTGATTGGTTTAAAGGTTTACCAGTGGCGGCGGGTGGCGGTGTTGCGGATGTTATACTTTCGGTAACCGATGCTATTTTTCCCGCTAACCCTAAAAACCCCGAATATGTGAGGTTAGAACCGATTCCGGCAGAACGTAGCGCAAGCGGTGAAATTGAAGAAAGAAGGCTTGGACCATTTACTAGGTGTCAACGGTGGGCATTGGACGCGGATGACTGGCTAGCTGTAAAACAGTCTAAAGGTGATTTAGGATATATTGAAACTACAGCTGGAGCTTTGGCGGCCGCTTATATAATTAAGAATATGAAAAAGGAAGGTTGTCCTAAACCTTTAGCTTTCACCCAAGCTCAATGGGATGACATTTAACAGGGCCGTTGTTCCTCACCATAACTGTTTTCTAAGGCCCTAATTACTAGTTAGTCATGGAACTAACCCAAATTATACCCCTTTTGTTTATTGGTGAGATCGCAATAATATTAATTCTCTATAGGTTTGTCCTCAGAGAATGGATAGTTGACACTTGGGAAAAGAAACTAAAGACAGAAGGTTATCTTATAGAAATATTAGAGCCCGTGATAGCTGAGATAGAGAACAGCACAGAAGAAAGCCTACTTCACTTTCAACGTTCATTTATCGGGACTTTGGGAAAGATGACAAGCGAAGCGAAGAACCTTGACCCGATGAACGGCCTCAGAAAGGCCGCTAAAAATGGAGACTGGACC